AGAGGTAGTAATGATCGAAGCCGTCGATGCGCTTGCGGAAGATTTTCGCCCGCGCCGCGATATCGACTTTGCTCGAAAGGTCGACCGCTCCGAAGCAGGGCAGTCCTAAAAACTCGCGCGCTTGCAACGAGGGATCGCCGCATTTCTTCCAGGCCTCCATGTTCAGCCAGCCCGTCGCCGCATTCACCCAGATATTTAGATGCTTCGTCTTGCATATGTTTTGCTTCCGCGCGTCCGCTACTGCGTTTTTGATCTGCGTTCGGAGAAAATCCCCGGACACAGAAACATCAAAGTTGGGGTTAGCTTTACGAAGAGCTTCTTCGCTCGTCCACTCGTCGCCTTCGTCAATCGTGAAAATGAGAGCGAAGAGTTCCGGACGGTCGAGCGTTCCTTCGAGCATGCGCTCGCATTCCCGCTGAAAGCTATGACAAGGCCCCTCAATGTTGCTACCCGCCGTCGTGATAATGAGGCCGACCGGTTGCTCGCGCGCTCCCGTTCCAGTCTGCATAGTGTCGAAGAGTGAATCATTTGCATGCTCGTGATATTCGTCGACGATATATAGCGAAGGGGAAGCGCCGTCGCCGGGGTTGCCGATGAGAGGCTCAAACTTAGAAAGAGTGTTGCGAACGAACATCCGACTCGCCGCCGGAGTGATGCCAAAGTGTTCCTGCAGCTTCTGACTTTTGCGGACCATTTCGAGCGCTGGTCCAAACACTTCCCAAGCCTGCTTTTCGGTTGTGGCGCCAGAGTAAATTTCGGCGCCGTATTCGCCGTCCGCACACAGCCCATAGATGCCGATACCCGCCGCGAGGGTTGACTTTGCATTCTTGCGCGGCATGCAGACATAAGCCAGGCGGTAGCGCCGAAGGCCTGTCTCGCGCACTTTCCAGCCAAAGATCGAAGATACGAGAAAGCACTGGAAGTCTTCCAGCTTGATGCGCTCGAGTTTTTTCGCCCACTTACCCTTGACGTGGGAGAGCAGTTCGATAAACTTGCACGCGTGGTTGGCTTTTTCCTCGTCGAAGAAATACACGGCGCCAGGCTTGCGGCTGGCCGCGAGGTCGTCGAGATGACGCTGGCACGCCAGGCGAATCCATTTACACGCCAGGATGCGTCCGGAGACGACGCCGCGCGCGTACTCGTTCGCTCGCCGCGCATGGGTGAAAGCAGGTGCATCAATTTGGCCGTTTAGCGGTTCGGACTTCGGCTGCGAGTTCCGCGAACTCGTCGACTTCTTTTCTCTCTTGTTTACTGACACCGATTCGTGTTCTATCTGTCGGATTAAGTCCGAGTTTCGAGAGCATGCGCTCTAAGAGGTTCAGCCTTCCGTCCGAGAGCGTCCCCGCGTAAAATTCAGCCAGCATGCGCGCCGCGATGCCGACGTAGATCCGGTCTGACGATTTGAGTACTCCAGCCGGAGCCGCCGACTTGATCGACTGAAACGCATCGGAGACCCGCTCGAACGCATCCTCCGCGACGTGCACAGCTTCAAAATCGCCGATCTCGCCTTCCGGCTGCGGTTCGTTTGCGCGTCCGGCATAGCGTCCCTTGTTGTGTTCAAACGTCCCGTTGAGCTTCAACTCAGCCGTTGGTTTTGGGTGTCTCGCCATTACGGGGTGACCCAGTTACTTGCGCCGGGATAACAGGTGACCGAACTCCGAACAGACCCGCCGCTGGTATAGGTTCCGTTGAACGTTGGGGACGTGGCGTCGGTGACAAATAGCCTTACGGGTCCAGTTGTGGTTAGGGTGGAATTGCAGATCGGCACCGCGCCAGAGTTGCCCGGAGTCCCGGCAAACGTTTGGCCAATGATCATTCCCGTCCGAGACACGTTCGAATAGTTCACGCCAACCGTATTGATGGCGGGCCAAACCAGCGAATTCAAGACGGCATCCCCTACCGCGGTCAAATGGATTAAATCGCTAGCATAATAAGTGGCGTTTGTGTTCGCGCCAGCAGCACCGATCAGCGGAGCCTGCCTGATGTCCACAACGGCATCCGCGTAGCCGTCCGGCACCAGTCCCGCCACCATGGCGTTCGCTACAGTCTGGCGATCTGCCTCATATGTGCCCGTGCAAGAGTTGGATGGTTCTGGAGTCACAGCGATCACTTTCCATCCGGCTGTCTTTGCTGTACTCGCTAACGTCTGCATATTCGAATATGCTGTTGCGGCGGTCGCGGCGTTGTTACAAAGATCGTTCCGCACTTCGAAAAGCACAATGATGTTTTGCCCCGTATTGCTGAAAACCGGAGTGACGTTTCCAGCAAAAGCACTCGTCAACTGCGGAGTTGAGTAGCTGTCCCTCCCCAGGTTATAGACCGTTAAGTTTTCATTAGACAAGGCATTGGCGAGCTGATTTGGGTAGTTGTTTCCGTTCGCGACAGTGTACCCGGCTGTGATGGAGTTCCCGTAAAGCACGACCCGGCCAAACTCCTGAGAGTGAATAATGCCATAGGCCGCATACTCATAGTTGGCGATGGTGGCGTACTGCGCCGCTGTGATGGGCACGTTGTATGTCATGAACTCAACCACGTCCGAGAAGAAGCCGTAGTTGCCGGAATAACTGCCAAGAGTGCCCGAAGTCGGCGAACTGGCCGTATTTGTCGTCGACACGGTAGTGCTTGCGTCGTTGACAAAAAACGTGGTGCTGTTGCTGCTGCTGGCTATGCAATTAACGTGCAGTCTCGCAGGGATCGTCAGGTTGGAATTCAGGATTCCACCGCCATTGTAGACACCCATCTTCCCTAGGAGTGGGGAGTCTTGAGACTGCCAGATCGCATCCACTCCGAGAGACGCCAGGACCATCGAATATACAGCATTGCTTGTTGTCTCGTTGGCGCGTCCAATCCAACACATAGAAAAGCTCGTGGTGGTTGGAGTCGCTCCAGCCGGGATCGTCATAGACTGGCCATTGTTTGCCGTAAATCGGACGCTTGGCGCGGAGCCAAACACGTTAGTCACATAGACGGGTTGAGCGCCGCCGGTAGCTTGAGTAAGAGCATTCCCATTGCCGCTTGAATCCGGCCACGTTGCCACCGAGGCGCCGCTAGATAGGGCGGACAGCGACGAGCTTTTATACCAACCGGTTAAGCCGCTGACACTGGCTGGTGTCGCCATGGCTCTCACGTTCCCCGGTGCGATCCCCGTATCCACACCGTTTCCGGCCCCGTCGCCTGCGACCAAGTTGGTCGTGTGCGCGATGGTGGCACCACCCGTCGACGACGGAGATGAAATCGAAATAAGAAACCAGGCGTAGATCCCACTTGAGGGAGCGGTCTGCTGGCACTGGTATGTGTAGACGCTCCCATCGCCATGGGTGACGGTCGATGTCGTATTAACTACGCCAGAGTTACAAGCACCGCCGGGTAACTGAGCAAAAGCGCCCACGGAAAAGAGAAAGAAGAAAAATAACTTCATCAGAAGCCCGCTGCTGTTAGCTTGTCGTGACACTCGCTGCATAGTCCTTTCAGGTTGGTGAGTTCGTACTTCAAATGGGGAAAGTCTGCCAATTTCTTGATGTGGTGAACGTCCGTTGCTGGTCGCCGTTCGCAGTCTTTACAAACCGCGTTTTCTGGTTGCCGAAGGTATCGCTCGCGGAACTTTCGCCACTTCCAGTCATAGCCGCGTTCGGTAGAGTTTCCCCGCTGCTTCTCAGCTCCACGTTTCACGTGCAACTGACAGAAACCCTTTATTACCAGCTCGCCACACATCGGAGCTGCGCAGGGTCTCAGCACTCAGTTGAACAGTCCGCGAAGCCAGTTATAAATTCGTTTGTGAATGGGAATTTTTTGGTCAGGCATAAATTTCACTTCGTTGGAGAATTCTCAACAGAGACAGCCGAGTCGCTGATATTCGCTTGCATCGCGTGCGAAAACTTTCCTGTCACCGCGACGCCAATTCCCCCGAGAACGCTCAACACCCAGTCCTTACTCGCGAGCAGCATGTCCCGGTCACCCCGAAACAGCCACATGAAGCCGAGCAGCAGCATCAGCACGAAAACGAGGACGACTAATCCGAAGTTGTCTCTAATCACTGCCGCCACAGCCTACCCCTTCGGTGGAATCGGTTTTGGATCGTCCAGAACGGTAACGTCCATTCCCAGGCAAGCCAGCTCGAACCGCCGCCTGGTCACCAGGCCGCCCAGCACTTTCCCAAGGTGGTCATGAATGAAGTGCTCAATTTTCGCGGTACCGGCGAGGACGTCCTTCAGGGCGCCGCGCCCACAGTTATAGGCGAACGAAGCGAAGCCCAGAAACTGTGTCGCCATGATCGGCGTTCTTTCGTTTAAGAGATAGAGGTCGCTATAAACGCCGGTGAGGTCATGGTCCAGTAACGCGCGCTCCTGAGCCGTGGTAATGACCTCGCCGACGTGGACGTCCGGCCCGGTATGGCCGACGCCAATTGTCCAGATGCCACCTGAGTCGCGATAGGCCTTCTCCCGGCAAGCTTCCACTATGGGGAGAAACGACTCGACAATCGCTTTTTGATCAATGGGCATTTTCTGTTAAATCGAAAAGGCGTTTGGCCTCTTTACGAGCAGCCGCGCATTCTTTGTAGTCGATGAAGCTGCGCCCTCGCTGGCAGGTTTCCGCGTTCGTGTCGCCCGTGAGCGGACATCCGAACGACTCCCGGAGGCAGGCGTTCCAGTGTTGGTCGAATGCGAGCGCTTTGGCTTGCCATTCATAAATTGGGTTAACCGGGCGAGGACTCGCGAGCGCCATGGCTACCACCAGGAGAGCCACAGCGCCGCGTTTCATTTTTCTGGTTCGACCGTGATAGTCGGTCTATGTTGCGGTTCCAAGCGGCTGTAATGTCTGGTCAGATCAGCCGCCGCCGTCCGTGCCTCATGCTCGCTGTTGAACGGTTTCGTCCAGCTCGATTCGTGTTTGTTTGTCAAAGGCCAGAGCACGGTTATCTTATGCTTCGCCGCCACTTCGCCAGTCAGCTAAGTTTGGCCTGTGGGTTCGGATTGCCAGCCGCCGTCAAAGGAATGGTGGTATTCGAAACCGGGGATCCTGCAGCTTTGGCAGCAGCCGCCGCCTGAGCAGCCAGAGCCTCTTCCTGTTTTGCAATATTCGGATGGAAAATCTTCAGCACAATTGATGGCTTCGCGTTCGGCACGATTTGCGCCGGCGTCGTCACCTGCTCAATCGTTCCGATGGTCGTCGCAACGACCTGTTCGGCCGCCAGGGCAAGGCT